GATCTACGTTGCCGTTTAATCCAAATACTCGCGCATCGTGTCCGGTGTATGGCTCGTGGTAGGGCAGTCTGGGCATAATGGTGGTGGCTAGGATATATCTAAATTCACCATCTGTTATGATTTCCATGTCTTTTTGCTGTAGTGTGACTGGGGTAGTTGCTGGTATGGCGACCTTGGGCACAGGCGCTTGTGGACCATTTACATCAACACGTGGAGAAGTAAGAACAAAGTTCCCTGTACTGAGAACCCCAAAATCTCCGCCGCTGGCATCGTGAATATACCCTCCTGCACGTCTGTCCCAGCTGCCAAAGGCAGTATCGAACATGTTTGCACCACTACTGCGATGTAAATCCTTTTGGCTGCTGATATACATATTTTTCTGGCTGGCGATATGAAACTCCTGGGCTGCCTGCATTTTGATCGCGCCGCCGCCCGAGCTTGTTGTTGTGTCAGGTGTTGGTGTTAGTTGAATGCTGGTGTTTACTCCACTTACGGTGTAGCTAATAAGATTGTAGGCAGTGTCTATATTTCTACGAAACTCCACAATCAACCCTTCATTGAAAACCACAGTGGAAGTGGTTATTTTTCCTGATGCGCTGCTTTGCCATTGCCCTGTATAGGTATATGTGGACTTTCCCAGAATGGCTGCTGTGACATCAGTGGGGTCCAGTAAGATGGTAATGTCGGGAATGGGACCGTTGGCTTCGTCACATGCTTTCATATAAATGCTGCGACCAGCTTCCATGTTGATATCCAGATCGGCTCGCAGGTTCAAGCTGCCGTTTGATCTGATGCTTATGTCTGCTTGTGCATAAATGTCAATTTCACCGCCGGCACTGAGTTCAACCCAGTTCTTTCCATCCACACTGTTCATGTAGATGCTTCCGGTGTTGTCGTTTATCAACACCTGCGCGCCGTTTACTGTGCGGAATCTTATGTAGGCATTGCTGGGGTTGTCATCAAAGACTATTTGGCTGCCCCCGGGAGTCAAGAATCCATACGCACTGTTTATAGGATCATTTCTGCGAGCACTTGCACTGGTTATTCCTCTCACAGTGTCGGTGTTTAATCCTTGTTTTATTAACTGATCTCGTAGAGGTGCAAATTCTGGCCGTTTACTCTGATCTGGATCACCGCTGACAGTGTTTCGTTTGTTGTATTCCACAACAGGTATATCTGACACGCCGTGGTCACCGCTTATTCCCGGCACCATGTTGTTCATATTATGTTGGTAAAGGCAGCCCATCCAAATACCGTTACTGCTGTCGCCATTTACAAAGGCAACTATTACTTCATTGTCGAGGTCCGGTGGCACAAACCACATGCCATAGCTTCTCTGGCTGTCTTTGTAGCTGTTGCTATTGGGTTTGTTGTCATAAACACTTGTAGCCCCGGCAAACGGACTACAGTATCTCACAGTGAACCAAGTGGACCTATCCTTACCGTTTCCACCACTTAGCTCGGGTATCCACACCATGAGGCGACCCATGCGGGCATCATCGTTAACCTCTCTCACAAATCCAATATAAATCTTGTCAAGAGTCTGTGAACGACCCAGCGGCTTCTGACTATACCAGTTTGGTGTTGTGGTGTCACGTCTTAGTTCGGTCATGTTTAATCCCTAATATTGTGAGAAGCCTGGAGTTGAGCCGATTCATATTATACCCTGAAGTCCTGTCGACATAATGTCGACAGGATTTGGTATTTCAACAACCGGTTTGGAAGGTGGTTTCGAAGGTGGTTTCGAAGCAGGGGGTGGTGCAACCTTATTTGAGGCATTCTGCGACATGACATCTTTTATACTTTTGAGTATTTGTGTAAATGCACCATTGCTAAAAATATTTGAGACTTCTATTACTTGATAAAATCCCGATACTGTCTGACTTCCATTTGAAAACGTCATAAATCCAGTGTCCTCGTTGAGAATTTCACCGGATCTATAGTTAAGGTAAAATAAGTGGTCGCCACCATAGTAATCTGCATATGTTTTTGGATCAGCATTGGCAGTTGATTTAACCAGCTGAGATATTAATGTGTTTTGCTGTATGTTATCGTATCCCATCCACCAGGGATCGCCGCGTATCTCCAGGCTGATGTTCTGATATTCCTTGTTGAAACTATCAAAGTTTCCCTGAAAAGCACCCCAAAGCGTTCTGCTTGTGGGCAAGTTTTCCCCTGACGGTGCTGCCTGCTGCTTTTCACTTGCACTTGCTTGATTAGCCAACGCAGGGTTGGCTTCGGCCATGGGCTTTACCACTATGGGAAAATTAGACGTCATGGGAAGAATTGTTTGATCCTCCGCGTAAATCGCACCTTTGGCTTGGAACGTACTGCGTAAAGCCAGACGCCCGTTCACAATGTTAGCCGCAAGTGGATTGTTGCGCTGCATGGCCATTGTGGGATCATTTATGTTTACAATAAAGTCACTTCTCAATTGAGCAGCTTCCGTTTGCGCGGCGGCCAATTGTGCATCTGTGGTACTTATCTGCGATTGCAAAAGTGACGATTTATCTTGCAGGTATTTCTCTGTTGCAGTGTAATTAGGAATTGTGCCACCTGCACTTAGTGCAGATATTATATTTGCCGGTGTAGAATCATTTTTCCATGTGTCTAACTCTGTTTGTTGTTTCTTTTTCAGTACTTTTAGATCATTCAATCGTGCCAGGGAACTGGACAAAAGATTTTGGTGATCCACCCAGGCACTCTGATTTGTTCCCGCAAGCGCACCTTGTGTTTGATTGCTGTAATGATTGTTGCCATCATAAGGAGGCACAGCGATGGCCCAGAAATTGTTAATTTTGAGGTCAAATTTCAATATGTCAAGATTTTGCCCTGTAAAGATCCAGTTATATTTGCGATTGATTCTCTTTTGTCTCAACAAATATAGCAGTTTATTTTGCTGAACATCAGCCTGCTCGGCATGTCGTATCTTGTCAATATCAGTGCGCACGCGAGTTTCTTCATAGGGCACCAAAGTATATGTGATTTTTTTAATGTAATCCCCTGTCAAAAGATCAAAATCAGTATAATCTACTTGGCTGTGTATCTTGATGTTCCTTAATAGCCCGTGTTCTTGAAAATTCGACGCTGTTCCCGAATCGGATGTTCCCATGCTCCAATTTTGCACGTCTTGACTTTTACTCAATGCATATAATATCGCGTTACCGACGTCTGTGCCTGGAGGCATAGTAATAGTTTGGCTGTTGGAACCATCCTTGGACTTGTTAAATGGATTATTTCTTGCATCGTTTTCTAATAGTTTATTTGTGTCCAAGACCCACGACTGTAGCTCTTTGGGAACAACAAACTGGTATTCCACCAAGTTTTTGGCGCCGGGATCTTTGCTGCTTTCCAATCTGTTGAGGCTTTGCTGCAAGCCGTTGAAAAACCCAGCAACTGAGTTGCTGGATATTGCAATCGTAGCAGCCTGCATGCTGGCCTCATTGGTAAATCCGTATGTGCCGTCACATATGCCTTTTATGTCGTATTGACTTCCTTGCTCGCTTCCAGTCAAACTCATGCTCGTAATCACGACTCTAAATACTTTATGGTGCAAGCCGTTTTCCACAACGTTTCCGTTTTCGTCATATCCACAAAACCAAAGTTGCACGAAATATTTGGCCCGTTGCCAATTCAACATGCCGTATTCCTGTGCAGCACTGTTGATGCGATCTGGCAAGCTCAACCCATATGGTTCAGTTATGGTCATGCTCCAAGTTATCTGTGGCATGTTTCTAGCTTCACGAGTAGTGCCCACAAGATTGTTAAATCTTAGCTCTCGGATATTGAACCCCGCAGTGACTCCGCTTTCGGCAATAACAACCTTGGGGATAGCATCGATAGATGCTTTGATGTTGCTTTGAGCCAATCCAGTGCCGATTTGATCGACCAGATCTGAACTGGTCAGCCAAAACCGTATATGGTATGTGTAGTTGACAAAGCGATCCAAATCGTTTGTGGGAAGAGATGCAAGTGCATCTTGTATTTCCTTTGCTTTGTCCTTGTAGATCTCGTTAACAACCGTGGATATCACTTTATTTGTTGACGCAGTGTTCTGAATAAAGGAGGAATTTATATTTCCTTGCGAGGCAGTGAACGATTCGGCCGATATGTTTTGATCAGCCAAGGTGGGCTTGGCGGCAATGGCGTTGGCAGCCCGTTCAGCACTAACCGGATCTGTTATGACATTTGATCCCAGCCAAGTATTGAGTGTGTTCCAAAAAGCCATTACGTTAATCCCACCAGACTGTTCTTGCTGGGTATTATTATTTGCATACCAGTCACCAGGTCGTAAATGGGATCTTTGATGCTATTTCCGTTATACACTGAAAATACCCACCAGAGCCTGGGAGTCCCATAATAATCATAGCTCAACAAGTCAGGACGGTTGTTATATTTCGAGGGCAATGTAATCACAGCGTCATCCGAACTAGTTGTCAGGGCGGGGGGTGTCCACACATCCAGATAGTTAATATAGGTTGTAACTTGAGCAGTTGCGCTATAGGGACTTTGATTGTTATACGAGGTAATCATATCCAACCTCCAGGTCTTAAATAACTACCTTGCCGAAATTTATCCAAACTCCAATCACGTAGAGCTTTGGGGGTGTTTTGCACAGTTAATGCCACTGTGATTTCAAATAAAACTGGCAATCGTGTGTATTGGGTTGTAGTGGGCACTACCACACTGATGTAATCAGGCTCGGAAGGAATAGTCACTGAAAATTGAGTCACAACCACTGGCAAGCTGTTAAACATGGCCGGACCATGAGCATCAAATAACAGAACCGGAGGAGGTGTTCCCGGTGGCGGTGTTTTACTGGAGCCAAATGACATCTTTGTGACTGTTCTCAAAAAATGAATACAACCCAAGTTATACAACGCCTCATCGGTAGTTTGACTTGTAAATACTCCGCTGATTGAGAGTTTTGACGCAGGAGTTCTTGTATAGGACAATATTTCCTGATTTGTATGAACTGGATTCATGGCATCATATAAAACATCTTGGCTGTATGTAATCGTAGGTGTGTATGGCCAAACCATGCCGCCAGTGGCTCTTAATACATTGCTGGGTGTGCCATATAACAGATCTACCCCGCCAGGTTTGGGGCGCAATCTTGCTCTCAAATCACTCACTGGAGTACTGCTTACACTGTTGTATATGGCAGTCGCATCTTTCACGGCCTGGAATTGGCTTACCACTTGCGACGCGCTGCCGGCAAGCCTTCCCAGAAGATCTGTAATAGGGGTGGGGGCTGGGCCTCCAGGTATTCCATAATCAGCCATAAATATTACGCCCTTTAAATGTTTGTTGGTTATTTATCATGCCACAATCCTGCCATTTCGACTGACGAGCAAACCATTCAATATAATCAATTGTTTGGAGAAAATTCATGATTCCCACCCCTGTAGTAAAAGTAAAATACCTTACCAACAAAGACTTGTTGGAGCAAATACACGTCAGTAAAAAGAGCTACTGTAGCTTCTTGGAACCAGCATATGG